TCTTTTTTTAGACTGATAGAGACGGGAGGGAAAGATGGCGATCGACCGGATTAAACCCAAGGTTATGTTATAACGTAACAAAAGGTTAGACATGGGTTAACCCCTGTTTTCTCAACCTAGGTTGCACCCATGCAAGAATCATGCCAGTTTACAACCAAGGGACAACCAAGGTAGCACCAAGGGACAACCAAGGTTGCACCCATGCAAGAATCATGCCAGTTTGTAACCAAGGGACAACCAAGGTTGCACCATGGATTAACCCATGCAAGAATCATGCCAGTTTGTAACCTTGGGTAAACCATGGGTTAATCTAGGTTACGCATCATTATGCAACGTCCTTATAGTCTGCATCCGCGAGAGAGACCACATCAAAACCCAAACGCTTTGCGCGCTGGATCGTGCCTTGCGTCAGCGTCTTTGTGCCTGCTATTTCTGCAAATAACTTTGAGTTGGTGCACATCGGATAGGCTTTGAGGTTTCCGTAAACGCTGCGAATTTCAATGGTGATGTTGTTCATAGTCTCTAATTCCTTTGGGTGTTCCAATGGGCTACTCGCTAACCCCTTGTCATAACCCTATCTCCTCACATTTGGCCATGTCAAACAATATTTTCAGGTGGAGCAGGGATTAAAACACAAGGTACAACCAGGGGTTATCCCTAGGTTGGCGATGCTCTACCCTAGGTTGTAAGGGAAGGGGTGAACCCTAGGTTGTATTGGGGTTAGATGTGTTCAACCTAGGATTGTCAGGGGTTTTCCGGAGAGGAACCGGTGGGGACAGGAGAGGAACCGGTGGGGGTAGGGGAAAAATTCGTCTCGACGCCTCCCCTCTCTTATGGGGGGTGCCACAATATTTTTATTTAACCCCAAGTGTCTCTTTAGACAGACATGGACATTTCCGCCCCAACACCAAAGGTTCACCTTGGTTCACCAAAGTCGAACACCATTTCTCCTTGGTCTACCCTTATAAACTGTGTTAAAATAAAGTACACTGAATCTAAAGATTTTTTCCAAATCTAAACAAGAAAGGTTCCTTTAAAAAATTTTTAAAAAATGCAAAATACAAATCTGAACAACAGCCAAAACTACTCGTCACCGATTGATCCTCAAAAGCTAGAGGACTTTGGGCTCTCCAGATTCCAGGTTGATTTCGTGACACACTACATGGGATCAAAAAACGCGACCGAGGCTGCGGTAAGAGCAGGGTCAACTGCCAAGCACCCTGCGGCGGTAGCTTCGAACACAATGAAACTCAAAAATGTGCAAGAGGCCGTAGCTTGGTCAATGAAGAATCGAATCGAAGCTGCTGGTGTTGACAGCCGTGAAGTAATTTCAATGTTGAAAAGAGTTTACGACACAGCCATTGAAAACGGAAAATATGGAGACGCCAACAAAGCTGCTGAGCTCTTAGGTTCTCACCTGGGAATGTTCCGAACCTCCCAAATAGCAGAATCCAAGATCAAATCAGACGCTCACAAGACATCTGAAGAACTTCCCGACATTCAAAGGGACATTGCTCGTATTGCTGAAACTTTAAAGATTAAAATAAAAACACCTTTAATTTGAACCACTTAAAAGAAAGTTGGTTCTTACCCCTTGACAAACCACCTTTGAGTTCTACGTAATACTACCTAGGTTATACCATTGTATTAACTTAAGTATTAAACCTAGGTATTACACCTGATAACTAAGGGGTTATACCTAGGTATTAACTTTAGTATTAAACAATATATAATAAACAATAGGTATATAACCCTAGTAAACCCTTATAAAGGTAACCTTAACTAAGGTAAACCTAGGTTAATACGGGAGGATTTATGTTTTGTTTATTTTTGGTTGTTTTAAATCGTGAGTTATTAAGCTTGAGTAAACCCACTCGCATCTCACTAGCCTTGAAAGGAGCTTTCGGAAAAATGGAAATTGAAGAGGAACTTAGGTTAACCGAGGTTAAACCAGTGGATAAACCCAACTCGCCACTTACAGTGTGGTGCAAGTGCCCTCCAGAGGCTGTGGGAAGCTCACTGAGCGAGATTACACCTAAGAGGTGTGTATGCACCCCCTAAAATAGTTAAAACTCTTCTACAGGCTTTACAGGAGCTACAAGGACTACAAGGACTACAAGGACTACAAATGCTAAACACAGACCTACCTAAAGAGATAACTCTGGATTATTCGAAGTCTACAAGCGAAGATTTACCGGATATCCTTTCTAGTCTTATCGACCTAGCTATTAGCCAAGCTAGGATGGACTTCTACGTTTACACAAAGTTAATGGCCCCCGTTTTACTTCCAGAGGGTTTTAAGGATGGAAGGCACATTGAGCTTATGTGCAGAGAACTAGAAAAGGTAGAGGCTTCAGTTGTTAATAACGACCCCAAGCGTTTGCAAATCTTTCTTCCACCAGGAAGTATGAAATCAAAGCTCCTGAATCTTTTTGTTAGCTGGTGTTTGGGGAACCACCCAAAGTGGAATATCTTGCAGATTGGTCACTCAACTGAGTTCGCACAAGATAACTTTGGACGACAAATCCGAGATTTAATTAAAACCCCAGAGTACGCCTCAATTTTCCCAGACACTCAAGTCAGATCAGATATTAGAGCTTCTGGTCGTTGGTCCACAACCCAAGGTGGTATCTACTACGCAACAGGTGTGGGAACTAAGATTGCTGGTCGTAGAGCTCACATTGCCATTTGCGATGACGTAGTGTCTGAACAAACAGCCTTTTCGAAACTAGAGCGAGACAAGATTAACCGTTGGTACGTCCCTGGTCTCCAATCTCGACTTCTCCCTAACGGAGCAGAGGTGATTGTTAACACACGGTGGAATATAGAAGATTTGTCGGGCTACTTGGTAAAAGTGGACTCAACCTCTAGACGACCTTGGAAAGTTGTCTCTGTTCCAGCTCTGTTGGATGACGAGTCTTCTGCCCTACTTAACCTACCTATTGGTGAGTCCTTTTGGCCTGAGTTTTGGCCAACAAGTGTCCTTCTCGAAAAGAAAGCTTCAGATGGGATGTCGAAGCAAGTCTGGGCTGCAATGTACATGCAGAACCCTATCCCAGATGAGGGTGGGATTATAAACGAAAAAGACATAAAGTGGTGGGATTACGAAAAACCCCCTGAGTTAGCTTATCTTTTAATTAGCCTTGATACTGCCTTCTCAACTTCACAACGAGCTGACTTTAGTGCTATTACAGTTTGGGGTATCTTTAAGATGACACAAACAGATCACAGGGGTATTGAGCGATTTTCTAACAATGCAATCCTGGTTGAAGCTGAGCAAGGTAAGTGGGAATTTCCTGAGCTTTGCCAAAAGGTTGACGACTTTAACAAGAAGTACTTTCCAGATATTATACTTATTGAAAAGAAGGCTTCTGGACAATCCCTCATACAAGAGCTCAAACGCAGGGCTTTTCCTATTCGTGAGTACAATCCAGATCGAGACAAGGTAATGAGGTTAACAGCTGCTTCGCCATTCTTTGAAGCACACAAGATTTGGTTTCCAAAGCGAAAGTGGGCCAACGAAGTTGTGGACCAAATTATCTCTTTCCCTCACGTACCCCACGATGACTTTGTGGATACCACCTCGCAAGCAATCCTTTGGTTACGAGATGCACGACAACTAGGGAACGATGGTTACTCTATTGACGAAGAAGACGAAGATGATAAGCCAAAAAAGAGAGTTACTTACTGGTCAAAACTAGTTGGAGACCAAGTTTCCCCTTCTTAAGTAAACTTAGCCACTGTGTTATAATAATAATAATTACTCGTTCTTTTTGTGAAAAACAGAACACTTAAAAAAAAGGAAAGAACCAAAACTTTGCCAGGTATTGAAAGATTAAATCTAGCTTCTATAAACTCTATTAACCAAAAAGGACAAGCGGTCGAAGAACCTATTGACTTAGACTCTGTTCCTGATGAGTCAATTGACATCACACCTGATGACGTTGAATTAGAGATAGATGGCGACACAAACGAATTGGATGACATAGATCACTTTGCTAACTTGGTCCCTTATCTTTCTGAAAAAGACTTAGACTCTTTGGGGCAGACAGTCATTGAAGGCTACAAGGCTGATGACGACTCTCGACAAGACTGGTTAAATACCATTGACAAAGGGTTTAAACTTTTAGGTTTACAAATTGAAACTCTTTCTGACCCTTTTGAAGGAGCTTGTTCAGCAGTTCACCCATTGATTCTCGAAAGTGCTGTTAAGTTTCAATCAAAGGCTTCCCTTGAGTTGTTCCCTCCTAACGGCCCTGTAAAAACTAAGATTCAAGGTGTAGAAACAGATGAGCTACAAAAAAGGGCCTCTAGAGTAAAAGATTACCTTAACTACACAATTACTGAAAAGATGCCAGAGTACTACTCTGAAGGTGAGCGCCTTTTGTTTTCAGGGGCTCTTGTTGGAACAGTCTTCCGAAAGATTAGGTACAACCCTGCTAAAGACAGGCCAGTTGCTGAACTAATTAACTACAAAGACTTTGTTATTGCTGACACAGCTAAGTCAATGGAAGACCAAGAACGGTACACACACGTTATCCCTACAACTTCAAACCAAATGATTCGTGCCTTTGCTACTGGTGAGTTTGT